AGTTGTTTTGCATTTGGAAATTCGTCTCCTACCTTAAAGAATTGCTCAACAGTTGGAAAGTCTCCCCAAGTTAACTCACCTCTTTCCATTCTAAAATGAGCAGCTCCACGAGCATGAACCTCATATCCAAAAGTAGGTTCGTGCATAGTATCAGGTACTTCATGAGATGCAGTTTTCTTGAAATGCACGGTATTTTCTGGGTCAGCATAGCCAATACCAGAAGGCAGAGTCTTATCTACAACAGACTCCTTAATATCGTACATGTCATCTTCCCATTTTTTATTTAATCTATCTACATGTTCTTGAGCTGCTGCCTTATCATCAAACTGCCTTGTTACTCTGTTATTCCATCTCTTATCAACTACGTTATAGCTGATTCCTCGATTCTCTTCTGGAATCTTACTTATTCTTTTTTCTTCACGAAGTGCTTTTCCAGACCTAGCAGCTTTCTTAATAGCCTCTAGAGTCTTTTCTCCAACTTTTTTACCTACTCTACTACCAGATACCTTATCAGCTATCTTTTCATAGAATGGCTGAATACTACCAAAGCCTCCACCTATAGTAGTTCCTTTTTCAGCTCCCCATTCTCGACCTAATTTACCTGTATAGCCAAATCTTTTACCGATATCAGGAATAGAGAGGACACTCTTAAGATGCCTTAACTGTCTTGTCAGATAAATAGCATTAGCATAGCTTTCTTCATACCTAGCTATATCTGCTGCATTTCCTCTATGTCTAGCATCTTTTAAGAGATTATCAAGTTTACTTTCAGCTGCTCCTGCTGCATTGAGTTCAGCATCTAATTGAGAGTAATCATAATCTTCAAGAGGTGTTCCTATTCCACTATCCTTCTTATACGCCTCTGTAAAGGTAGGCTTATCAGAAGTAGACTTAAATTCAACAGGCTTCTCAACAGAAATCTGAGATTCTCGTCCAGATACCTTAGACTCTCTTTCATCAATAGCAGCTAGGAATCTACCCTTCCAAGTCTCTCCTGCTTTTAATGGGTCATTTCTGAGAATAGGAGGCATAGCTGCTCTAAATTCAGAGTCAGCAGCGCCTTCTAAATCATCTACTATTTCAGCCCATCTTCTAGCAGTTGCATCCTTTAATTGTGGACCATACTTCTCATAGAGGTCTTGAAGTCCTCCAAGGCCACTACCTAAAGTGGTTCCTTTAGACTCAAGCTCCCTCATTTGCTTTTTAAGACCCTCAGCTTCTGCCATTAATAGTTTTCTAGTAGTAGCAGAAGTAGACTCTAATCTAGCTTTATTAACAACCTCATTAAATCTACCCATGAGAGCTGATAATCTAGCTTGATTTCTGGCCTTAGGAGCAACAGGAGCATCAGGCCTATTTCTTTCTCGATAGCTTTGTTCTTGTGCCTCAATAGTTTCTAATACTTTACCTCTCCAAGTTTGACCCCTATCTAATCTAGCTTTACGACCATAGGATACAATATTCCTATAAGCAGAATCAGGAGAACCAGCTCTATCTTTCTGAGCAACTAATTCAGCTAAGGTTCTAGCTGTAATATCTTGGAAACTATCAGGAGAAGGTAAATGACCCCTACCCTTAGGCGGAGGAACATTGGCTTTTCTAGCAACAGTAGGAGGAGCAGGAACAGATGGTCTATCAACCATGCTCCTAGGCTCTACTGGGTATTCTTCTGCTAAAGCAGCCTTCTTCTCATCTGACCTTACTTTCCTATCAGCTAATCTTTCCTTGTATCGAGCAGCTCTTTGTTCAGGAGTTAAAAATGGCTCAAGTTGAGGAGCTACATGAGGAGTGCCTGTCTCATTATCCATTACTTGATAACGAGCAGCTCCAGCACCTAGATTCTCATTGATTCCTCTTGCATATATACGTGCTTCTGCAAGAGAAGGTCTACCGGCTATCGGGCGGCCGGTTTCAACGTCGATAATATGAAATCGAGCTTTACTTAACTTATCAGCGAGTTTCTTTCCATATTCAGTCTCCCGAAGCTTCTCGTAGAAGTCTTGGAGATTAAACATTCCTACATTAGTGCCCTTCTTATTAGCTTCATCAGCAGCTTGGGCAGCATCAATTCTACCTTGAGCAGTAGTGGTACTAGCTCTTTCCTTCTTTTTAGCTTCTGCTGCTGCCTTTCTTTCTTCTTTTATTGCAGCTGCGGCCGCGTCTCTTTTAGCCTTATCAAGAATTCTAACCCTTTCAAGGTCTTTAAGTCCTCGTAATACTCCCTCATCACCTTCAATATGAGGCATTCTTGCAGCAGCTTTGGCTCTATCTACTGCTGAGATATTCTGAAGGATTGTTTCGTTTTCAGCAGCTTCTTTAATAGCCTTTTCAGACCTAGACATCTCCTCTTCTAGTATCTGCTTATCTAGTCTTTCAAGAATAGCAGTTCTAGCAGGAGAATCAGGTTGAGCTGCAATCTTATCTCTTAATGCAGCAGCCTCAACTGCACTTCTTTGTCTAGGAGTAGCTTCAGTTGGAGGTGTAGGTCTATCTAATTGAGCAGTTGGTAAATCTGCTACAGGTCTTTCTACAAGTCCTTCTGGTAACGGCCAATTATCTCCAACAACAGTTCGTCCAGCTTGTTGACCAGATGCCCTACGGAATATAGGTCTACCTTCTTTATCAAGAGCAGGTCTTGCTGGAACAGGTTTATCAGGAGTTCCACCTCTTGCTAATGGTCTTTCAGGAGTAGGAATTGTTGTTGTTGGCGGAACTCCTCTTTCTGGAGGTAATATTCCTCCGGGTCCAGCTTCAAATACTCCGGGCCTTCTTCCTCTCGGAGTTAAATCAAATGGAGAAGGTCTCATTTCTCCGCTTAAAAAGTCTCCGGGACCAAATGGTAATTCTGGTTGAACTCCGGGCAATTCAGAGAAATTAATAGCCTGAGGAGGCTGCCAATTACGCTTCCTAACAGATGCCTCCATCTTAGTATTAAGAATTTCAGCATCAAGACTGGCAACTTTATCCCACTGTCCAGCTCTTGCAGCTTCTGACTTCTGCATCTCAAATTCGTGAATTCTAGCTTGAGATTCAGCATCAATTCCTGCGTGTGCCCTAGCCTTCTGTTCTGGAATAGTTCCAGCATCTAGTGGAGTTCCAGTTCTTGGCTGTGACCAAGGATGTTCTTGGAAAGTTCTTGGAAGTGGAGAAGCTACTTCATCAAAAGGTAGAGGAACATCTGTAGGAGTTCTTGGACCTTCTGGAAGCATACGAGCAGGATTAGTTTCAGCAACAGTTGGGTCAAGTCCTCTAACTCCACGAATTACAGGAGGTGGTTCTACATTAGGTAAAGCAGCAGGTCTAATTGGGCGTGCTCCAGCTTTGCCAATTTCTCCTGCTGTTCTAATTGCTTTAGGAGCCAAAGCCATAGCAGTTGGAACAGTTATATCTCCTAATATAGCTCCAGCTCTCTTGAAGCTTGGGTCTTTTGCAAATTGATTAACGTCATATTCTGTTGTATCATAATCACCACCCATTACTCCAACAGTAGTTCGAGCTATATTTTCCTGAGCTCCTCTACCCGGCCCTCCGGCGTAGATATCCATTAGCTTTTCTTTCCAATTTTCTCCCTTTGGCTTGAGCCTCTCAGTATTAATTAACTCTCCAAAAGGTTCAATAGCTCCTCGACCAATTTCTATTCTAGCTAACTGTTGTTCAGGAGTATTGCCGTAAGGAGAGATACCAGCAACTAGAACATTCTTAGCAAATTGTCCTAATCCCTCTAATCCGGGCTGAAGCCTAGAAAAGTATCCAGCATTAGGGTCTTCAACTTTATGTTCTGGAGGTGTAGCTTTAGTAATCTTCCTTTCTTCTTCAGGAATATCACTATAGTAAGTCTTACCCATTTCTGGGCCAAGACTACCATAGCGAGTGCCTTCTGCTCGTCTACCTTCTAAAGCTGCAACAGGTCCACCAGCCTTAAAAGGCTGACCCTGTTGAGTATCAGGAGGAGGCTCAGGTTTATCTAATGTAGACAAATGAGAGATAATCTTCCTAAAATCCTCATCTGTAGGTTCAGCTTCATCATTAGTCCAGTCAACCTTGTATTCCTTACCAGTCTTTGGACTTTTGAGAGTATAAGTTCTTTTCTGTGGAGGCATTTGACCCTACCTAACAACCCAATTATCGATAGTTTTACCACCAGCAGCAGAAGGTTTATTACCTTCGTTTCCCATCCCACTCTTATACGTCTCTCCAAGTTTTGCTCTTAATTCTTCTTTAGCTTTTCTTACAGCAGGACTGTCTCCTGAGCCAAAATACTTTCCCGGCTCTTTATTAGGTTGAACAATAATACGATTAGTATTCTCATCTACATAATAAACCTTATCAGTATCATTATCGTCAATATCGTTAAGAGTGAGAATATCAGCTGCATCATTGTAAGCCTTTTGATTTACATCTCCGGGCTTTAGCTGCCTTGCTGCTGCTGCAAGTTTTCCGGCGGCCGTCTTAGCTCTAACATCAGCCCCATAATTCCTAGATTGGGCACCAATATTAGCAATACTCTCATGGGATTTAGCAAGAGCAGCAGCAACATCTGCTTCTCTCTTAGTCTTTTCTTCACGAGATTCAGCAATCTTACCAAGCTCTTTACGTTCTCCTGTTACTGAATTCTCACCAATTCTCTTTCCAGTGGTTTCATCAGTATAGAAGTCCCATCCCTGAGCTTTGAGGGTATCTTCTCTATGCTTCTGATTGGCGTTGAATTCATCCTGCTTTTGCTTAAAGTCTCTTGTATCTCTTTCCTCACCACGCTCTAAATCAAAGCCTTTCAATCTCTGCTGAATATCTTCAGATTCCATACCGGCTAAAGCTCCAACATTCTTGAGCTTATCTTGATATGTAGATTCGGCTTGATTGTATTTGTTATCTCGAATATCCCGTGCTACAGCTACACCTTTACCGGGGTCTCTAAATCCAGCAGAGAATCCACCTAAAGATGCAGCGATTCTATCAAATGCTCCGGGTTTGTAATCTTCACGTTTCGGAGCATTATTAATCATATCCTCTAGAGCCTTCCTCTGAGGTCTATTCTGAATGATTTCATTGTATCTATCAAGAACTCCCGGTTTAGGAGCCACAGACGCAGTAGGCTCTCTATAATCCGGCCCCGGCAGAGTATTAGCTATATCTCTAGCTTCGGGATTAAATGTCGGACGCGGATTAGCTCCACCCGGTTCAAATGGATTTTGCATTGGATTCAGAGGCCCCTTTTGATTCATAAGGAGATTCTGACTCTGTAAAGGCATACCAGCAGGCTGAGCTTCAAAGGACGGAATAATAGGTTCACTAGCACCGCTAGTATATGGGTCATCTTCAAAGCCAAAAGTACGCTTAGGTGAAGGAGTGAATCTGGAATACATGATTACCTCCACGCTCCCATATTACGTGCATAATTAGGATTATATCCAGCAGGCATTTGTGGGCCTTCCATTGGATTAAATCCACCTTGGAAATAATTTGCTTGTCCGCCTGTTGGAAGTGCCGTTGCAGCATTTCTACCGGCAGAAGCAGCACCTGTTAAACCTTTCATTGCTCCACCAATAGCGCCCATTCCAGTCATTCCACCAGCAACTGCTCCAGTCATTCCAATGATATTTTCCATCATTCTAGAACGGTTAACTTCATCGTTCTGTAACTGGAGTCCTCTATTGGCCTGAGTAGACTTACTAGAATCTCCTACTGCACCCATCCAAGTCTTTTCAAAGTCAGATTGTGGAGCATATGTTGAACCATAAAGGTCCATCAAACCACCATATCCAGCAATCTGGCCTTTTTGTCTTAAGTCTTGGATGCTTCTTTCAGCATCAGCAGTAATGCCTCCGGCACCTAAGTTATATTGATTGTCTAAAGCTGCCTGTTCTAATGACTGACGACCTCTTTCAGTCTGAGTTCCCTCAAGACCTGTAATACCATATTTCTTACCTTCTCGCTGTGATTCAGCTAAGCCAATATTAGCTGCTAACTTATCTTGTGCAGAACCTTGTGCGGCACTTCTTGCCATTTTTAGGTCTAATCCTGCTCCAGCTCCAGCATTTGCACCCATTCTAGATGCAGCTAATCCTTGTTGCTCACGCAATGAATTGTAAAATGAAGGTGCAGAACGAGCAGCTTGTGCTCTAGTTCTTTGAATATCTCCAGCAGAATAACCACCTGTATCAGCAAAATCAGTATATCTCTTATCAACATCAGTAAAGTCAGAAAGATTAGCTGTAGCTTTGCTACCTAATGCTCCCTGATAACGAGCACGATAATCTTCAATTCCACCATCACCACCTAATCCACCAGTCTCCGCCATTCCTCGAAGACCTGAACGCATATAATCACGTTCTTCATCTCCTGATTTAATCAAGTCTTCATATCGAGAAGAATGAGTTAAACCACCTGCTGCATCTCTAGCTCCTGCTGTTCCTACAGGTTCTCCATCCATTCCGCCTCTTTTACCTAAAATAGAGCCAAAGGCTCCTTTTTTCGAGGCGGCCGTTCCGGGAACTACAGCACTAGGAGTAGAGCTTCTTCCTAAGAATTGATTTAAGAAAGAGTCATACTCTCCTTGACTTCTTGCCTGTTCTCTTTCAGTAGCTTCACGCTCGTATTTCTGGTTGCCTTTAGCCATCGGAATCCTCTATATTCAATACTTGACTTCGACCAATAATATCTTCGAAGCCAAAGTGTTTGATAAGTATGTCTCCGTACTCGTGAGGCATACTAAATACATGAACTTGCTTGAATCTCTGCTCTTTAACATCTTCAAGCATTCGCTCATATATTAATTTAAGCGATGCACCTATATCTTTCTTTGACTCTTTGCTAGGTGCAAATACTGCTTCCGCAAGCAGTCTTACATATCCGAAGGCTATGACTTTACCATCTTTAACAACGACTCGGAACGAAACTAAGTTACTAAGGTCAGGAAAGGGATAATCTTGTTCTTTAGATATTCGAACAATATCATCCCAATCCTCTGGAGTTCCTGCACGAACAGAAATCATTACAGACTCGAAAGCCAGTCAATAATCTTAACTGCATCACGACCTGACCTACCAGTAGACCAAGGAACAATAGAAATGTAGTTAATAAGCATATCAAGTTCTGGCTTCTCAAGTTCAACTTCTCCACCAATAAGTTCTCTTGAGACTTCATCATTGACAATCTTCTTACCACACTCACAATCCTTACTGATAGCGTGCAGTTTATCGAGAAGCCCAATCTCTCGACGTAATGCAACTATACCTTTAGTCTGAGTAAGTGCTCCACCAATGATGAATCCATTGTAGACATACTCAAAAGCCTTTTCATCTTCCTTATTACCTAACTCAAACTTTAACTTTGTCACAACTAATCCTTTCGACAGAGTGAGAAGTCAATAGATGGAAGCCAGCCACCACCTTGACCTGTAGTTCCTGTATGACCCGGAAATCCCGGAACATTAAAATTATGAACATGACCAATAGTATGAGTATGATTATTACTATCATTTGGAAGCCAACCAGAAAAAGAACTGCCAGAGTCAAAACTCCTAAACTGTCCATTCAAAGCCGTTGGTCCAGAAGTTTCACCAATAGCAGGACCACTATTTATAGCTCCACCACCTCCAGCAGGAACATCAAATCCATGGTCATGATTAAGGCTTCCATGCTGAAGTCCATTACCACCACTCCAAGACCTAACCATTCTTTCATGAGAACCTGCTACGAAGGTCCATCCAGCAGGACAGGCTCCACTAAAGTAGGCCATTAATCCTGTTGGAATACTAGCTGGTGGAGTAGCAGATAATGGAACTCCATTGATAAGAAGTGATTGAGCATTAAGAGTTCCGGGACCAAAATTACCACCTGTAGCAGAACCTAGAAAAACTCCACCCCCATAAATTTGAAAGTATTGAGCATTAAGATTGAGTCCTAATGGTAAAGTAGTAAGAGTCCAAGTTCCTCCTAATGGCATTCTTGCCATTGGCATATTACCACTAAGTAGAGCATCAGCATTAAGAGCAACGCCGGACATTGTTCCGCCAGTAATTGCTACAGCATTGGCATTCTGAAATGCCATTGTTCCTAATGGAGTTCCAGAACTAGCACCAGTTCCGCCTCCGGCAATAGATAAGATTAGATTATTCCAAGCGGCTCCATCCCAACTCTGAAAAGTATTGGTCGGTGCATTCCATCTCTTAGCCCCTACAGGAAGATTAGTTCCTACAACAGAATTAAAAGTTATAGCATCTACGTCTCTTGCCTTGAGGTCAGCAAGAACATCGGTATAGAGAGATGTGAGTACAGGATTATTCCAATTAGCTGCCATTATACCAACTCACAGACTAAGTTAAAAATGACGGCCGCGCCATTAGTTACCACGGCCCAATTAGCACTATCTCTTTTCTTAAATTCAAGGAAGTTACCGGAGGCTCTAGAGATAGACTGACCTATATCTTGAGTTGCAAATCCATTATCTGTAACAACAGCCATTCCGAAACTATCTACTGGACCAAATGTTAATCCGGGAACTGCTACTCTTAATCCACTTGAAGGTGTCCCAGAAATCGTAGTTGCTACAATAGAACCCTTAATAAAAACTACCTTACCAATTCTAAGATACTTAAAGTAAGCAACGTCTGCTGCATCAACAGTCCAAATCATTGAACCTGAAGCTGAAAAGACTAAATTAGCATGAGGAACAGAAGTCCATACTAAGTTATTATAGTTTGGAATAGCTGCATCACCAGCATCTACATACTGTTTATTCGCAATATCTAATGGCAAAGTAGGATTAGCAACTGGAAGATGATTAAAGAGCGTAGCTGGACTCTCAGGAGATACTGCAATCTCCCAGATTTGAGTATTTTGGTTCCAACGAACGAATGACATTAAACTACTCCTCTAACTTTCCAAGAGAAGTTACAAGAAATTCTATTACCTGCTGAATCGTATGCAAACACCTTGAACGAAACTCCAGTTACCTCATCAAAAACTAACGTAACAGGCTGAACAGTATCCGAGGTCATTGTAACTGAATTGACTCCTTTGAACACCTTATTTAGATTAATAAGAGTTCCAGTTACATCTGTTGCAACCGCTACTCCTGCTCCAGAATCTAACACTAACTGAGTAGAAATAGATACCTTAAGAGCAGTAAGGAATCCTAAATCTGCAGTATTAACATTAGTAAAAGTCCACCTAACCTTTACATACCTAACTGCTGTCGCAAGAACAGCGGGGCCGGGAGCAAAAGGTGTATAAGTAACATCATCAGTAGAATAAGCAATCTCAGTTCCAAATAGAGTATTTCCAATTATATTAAAAGATGAGAATGCTGCAACAATCGTTACGTTATTAAAGATAGAACCGAAGTTAAACTTCTCTTCATAATAGCCATCTGATACAGTTGGCTGAAGATAGTATGGGAATCCAGCATTAAGCTGGTCTTGAATTGTATTCCAACCTTGTGATGTAAAGTGGGTCTGCCAAGTCTTAACATCATCAATAGGTCCAAGCACTCCCTCTGTTGCGTTATAGAATCCTCTTTTTGTTCTTACATAGATTCCATTGTAATTCGCAAAGAATGAGTTAATGAAGAATAAGTCAATCGGGTCATCTAACTCTAGTTCAATGCTTGCAGATAAGTCGCTTAAATTACCTACAATGTCCTGAGCTTGAACTTGAAAACTATAAGTTCCTCCAATTAAGACTGACGCTACTAGAAAGTTAGAGTCAATCTGAGCAATCTGAACTCCATCTTGAAAGACGTTATAGAATCTAATTCTCCAAGTAGAGAGTGGGACGGCCCAGCTTAAAAGAGCACTATTACCGATAACTGTTCCCGTTAGAATTGGACCGGGAATAATTGGAACAACTAATACCGCGACGGCCGCGTTGACTGACTCCTCACCACTAAAATTAATACCTTTGATTAAGAATGTATGGCTTCCGATTGTTAAGTCTAATACAATCGGGTCCATATTCGCTACTAATGTAGCTGTCGATAAGACGAAATCAGCTGTTAACCAACTAGTTCCTTTTCTTATCTCATAACCTACTGCATTCTCAGCAGGAAGCCATCTAGCTTGAAGATTAGTAGGGAATGCCTCTAATGTAAATCCAATTACATCAGCTGGAACTCCTCTTTGAAACTCATCTAATCCAGCATCAATTCCACCGGGAGGAAATACTTCTCCATAAACTTCATATAAATCATCAACCAAAAGTTGTAGGGCTGCATACAACTTTGGGTCGTTCTGACTAACAGAACGGATTAAATTGCTAATCGTGCCTTGATTCTTATTCAACGCGCGATTTCCATTTCGGCTTCATCTCTACAATTAAAGAGAAAAGAGTGAAATGGTCTCCAGCATTATTGACTGTTCCAATACGGACAGTCATCTTCTCATTCATAAAATTAATCTTACGAGAGAACTCCCTTCCGGGAAGGATACCTAATGTAAACGCATTAGCAATAGATTGAGGTAATGTTCCATCCTCTCCCGCAATAAAAAGGTCTAATGCACCAGTTCCCCAAATTCGGAAATGTAGCTTTGCAAAATGATGAACCCATCCGGGCATTAATTGCATCGGGCCGAAATGGACAAATGAGTTAATTACAAATCCATTATCAAGATACTGGAATGGAACCTGTTCGTGAACATCACCGTCTAATGAGCCATATTTAAAGGTAGCTCTTCCACCTAAATCAACATCTACTAGAATTGACGATGGACGTTGTTGGAAGGTATTGATTGTCCATCTGACTTTTTTGGCGTCAATAAGGGCGTAATTCGATGTTGCATCGCTGAAATATCCTGCCAGCAAATGAGAAACTTCTGTAGCTCCGTCAAGAGGTACCGCAGCATAAAGCACCTGATTTTCTACGTCTAAAGCTAACTGAACCTTATTAAATGCAGTTCGGGTAACTCTCTTCCAAATATCTGCGATGTTATAAGTGAATTCGTTTCTCTTATAAACAGCAGACTCAAATAGAAAGATACCAGAGCCGTCCGCCTGAAAGAATCGCTCAGTCGTTCCACCTTTTGAGTCAATCCATTGTGCAATACCAAAACACTGGGTTCCTATTCCGGGGTCCAATGAATCAACAGGCCAATCAGATGGATTTTCGAGTATTCCTTGAGCAATATAGCTCCTATTACCCTTCGTAATTATCATTGAATTACGAAATTGAAGACCATTAGTACAGCCACTCTGTGCATCAGAGGGGTCGATGATTAGTCTAGAAAGAGTTGTATCGAATGATTCGTAATCTCTTTGCTTAGAAGAAAGAACAGAGTGAGCTGGATTATCAAATCCACCTAATGTCAATCTGTCTTGATAAGAGAAGATAAAAGTCCCAGCAGGAATCGTTGACATGAGGTCGAATAAATAATCTGCTGAGACGTATAATTCTGAATCATAGAAATCTACTTCTACTGAAGTAGTAACATTATCAGGAATCCTTTGAGCGAAGAAATACTCTGGACTTAATTGATTTCCATCAAAATCTGGCTGAACTTGAGTAGCAATAACCCAACGGGCTACTGTTCCAGCTGGACCAATCGGAATATTACTTACAACTGCTTTGAAGTCTCCGGGAGCTTCATAGACTGTGAATATTTCTGGTCCCGGAGCAGTAATGAATCCTGTGTTCGTCTCAAAAGAGATTGCAAATAAATGAGTTCCTGCTTCGATATGTCCTGCGTTCGCCGATGTGACAACAGAAAGGACGAAAGCTGATGGTGGAGTTCCCGCAGCGAGTCGTATGGTTCCATCACCCTGATAGACATAAACACTTCCAATTCCCTTCACTCTATCGTGAAAGGTAATATAAGCTCTATTGTTAATATTGACTACTGAAAAATCTTCGAAAGCAACATTGGTAATAAGAGGTATTGCAAAAAGGCTATCAAAGAAATTACCAGCAGTATCAAGAACCAAGTACCTGCTTGTTTCATTCAGTCTCTTATAGAAGAAAGTTCTCCGAATATTCGGTTTTACGTAGATAGAGTCCATTCCAAAACGAGTAAAAATCTCGTCTGAACTAGGAATAGCTACATTTAGACAGTCCTGCATATATCCTTGAGGAACGGTATCGTGCTTACCATTCGCCCAAAGACCTTTGAACTCTTTAATCTCTACAGGAGTGTGAATTTCTAAGCTAGTTTTTGGCATTTAAGTAAGAGGGTTAGTAACTTCCCCTCTCCTAAAAACTAGGTAATTTCAACCCACGTTGGATTGTCAGATGTTCCTGTATTCTTATACAGGTTTCCGGTGTTGTGATTGGTATAGAGACAACCCTTACCAGCCACTCCCTTTCCAGTAGTTCCATTGATAGGAACAATGGGACCAACTAGATGGAAAACTCCAAACGCTGCTGCTGCTCTTAATGCTCCCCAAACACTACCTTTTGCCATAACCAATCCTTTGGAAAGTGACTCTTTCGAATCACAAGGTTAATAGTAACGGGACATGAACGGTAATCGAAACGGCCGCCGACGACCTCTATGTGCTTGGTTCTTCCTCACTCCAATCTGAAGCAAATTATCTCTGAATCGGATTGCTTCCAAATCTAACTCATTAGCTTTTACTGGATTCTCTCCGATATGTCTTGCTCCTAATGCACCTGTTCTAAATCCAAGAAAGTTAGTAGAGCCAATAACTTCGACTTGACTATTTTCATCAACAATATCGGCTAGAAGTCTATTGTAGTCAAGTCGAACCATTCTAGGAGTAGTAGCTCCAATGAATAGAACTTTTTGGTCTCTCCAAACCCAAACATGAAGAGCGGTAGTTTGAGGAACATTGGGGTCCCAAACTTTCTCGTTCATTTTATCATAATCTGAATTCGGTGCTCCTTGCGCTTTCTCATAAAGCGTAATTGGATTTACAAGGTCACTAGGAATATCTAGCTCAGTTATTCCTGCTGGAACTAAAATATCCTTAACTACCTGCTTTTGGACAGTGACGCCATTAGTAATGAGATAATCTCCAAGCTCATCGTTAGCAATCTTAACAAGAGGTAATAATGCTCCATTATTGTAGATAGTTCCACCTAAAACAAGGGTGTCGTTAAGAACTGCACGAGCTTTATCGAACACATCACCAATGGCGGCCATGTTATACCTTTGTCTTAGGCTCTGGAGAGGTAGGAGAAGCTGCCTTTGCTACTTGATTCTGAATAGCCGCAGGCGGAACTGAAGCTAATCCTTTAGCAAATTCAATCTGATTAGTCTTACAAGTCGGGCAAATGATAGCTAATGCGTGCATTGGAGAGTAGCAAGCCGCACAACGCTTATCAGCTGCATCCGTAGCAGTAAATGTCCAATCCTTCGTAAGTCCGAGCTTCCTAGCAGCGTATCTCTGCGTATCTGAGATATAACGATGCTGCTTAGATTTAGCCCAATCATCGTCAGCTAACTTAACCAGATGCTCAAACCAATTATTCTGGAGTCGGTTAGCTTCTTCAATTTCCTTCTGAAAATTAAACTTTGCTTCTTCTCTAGAGTAAGTTCCCTCTACAAAGAAAAGGCCGGGCTTTGCTTCTGGACTATAATAAAGCTGTCCAGTATTCCTATCTTCGACGATAGCTCTTGCAACCGTCATAGCTGGAATAGACATATCAATAGTGTTTCCCATTACAGGAACGCGCATACGAGAGACTACATTAGTTCCAATGTTTAGAACTTGAACTTCTCCATCTTTAGCAGCATCAACATGGAAATTAGACGGAATGATACCCGGCTTAAATTCATCAATCGGAAATGGACAGATAGAGATAATCGTTGCACCGTGCTGATTCATTTAACTTCTCCCTCTTTTACGTAAACTGAATCCTTAAACGTAGGTTGTTCCTTCGGGTCTTCTTCCTCTAGAATATCACGACAAATCTTAACGTCTTCAATTTCTTTCTTAGCTACAACTTCAGGATATGTAGCTAAGTGCGTCCGCTCAGCTTCTGCCCAAACCTTTAATAAGAACTCAATCGGTGCCCAAGCAAGTGGCAAAGGATTGTTATTCTTATCTAAGAAAGCATAGACAAGTTCGTAAGTGTAGGGCATATTTACTTCACTATGTATGCCCTTAGCCTGAACGTGTTGAATACGCTCTAAGGCCCAACATGGTTTAAGATACCAGTACTTTTTATGTTCCCTGATACCGGTCTTGGTTCCCAAGTATATACCAGAAGGTGTAATATCTTCATAAGTAGAATACCTTTTAATGGTCTCTAAATCAGACCACACTAATCTCCAAACAGGCACTTCATAGACAGTATCGTGCCCATGAAGCCGAATGAGTTTAGCGTTAATATCGAATGCGTCCATTATCTTTTCTTCTTATTTAGTGGGCGACCGGAACCAAAAGGAAGTCTTGGAACCCCTTTCATTTGACTAGGATAATGAAGTGGTGATTTAACAGTTACTTGATTCCACTTCATATGCTTAGCATCTTCTTCTGCCCAATCTTTATCTCGAATAGCATCTAATTGAACCTGAAGATGGGGATGAAGACCTCCAGCTTTATCTCTTTTTTCTCTGTATGTTTCTCTTTCCGGAATCTTCTTATCTCCGGGTAATTTTAATTTAATCTCAGGAGAGACATTTTCTGACTCAATCCCAAGAGCTTTCTGGAAAGAATCGTAATCGACTTCTCTCCTTAAATCTATTCTTTTTTTCTTATGAGACATGAAAGTTAGGAGGGAGTATTTCTACCCCCTCCTTCCTTTACTAGATGCTTGGGTGCCACATACCTGACGCACTAGAATACGTCAGAGCTAAAGCCTGCCCAACAACAGCTGTGAAAGCCTTTGCGATTGGCTTATTCACAGCAGTTGCAACACCTCCGGTAGCTCCCGTAAAAGCTCCCGTAGGAATAAATACGATAGTTCCACTAAATCCCGGCCACGGCAATGGAATTAAAGTCATTGCCAATGCACCACTTACAGTTGTGATGTAACCAGTCGGAACAGGCTGCAAACCTGCTGCTGATGGAACTACGTTCATGTTTTCATTCGACGGCCACTTCGCGGGTGAACCCGGCGATTGAAATGCTAAGTAATCCTGTTCGGGCATCGTTTTCTCCTAAAAGAGTTAGAAAGAAGGGGGCGTTATTCTGCCCCCCACTAACTACGCAGGAATATAACCTGTTGGAACCGCGAGATTATAGATGTAGCTCTGCGCGGCCGGGTTATCGGTATAGAGATTCCACGAAGCCACAATGTAGAAGATTTGGCTCGTAGCAACTCCGCCTGATGCACCACGCATCTCAAAGATACGTCGTCCATCTACCTCATAGAATCCTGCTGGATGTAACTCAGCACGACCCCATGTTTCCATCTTCATAATGTCGATGCGCTTTTTGTCGTTCGAATAATCCTGCTTAACAGGCGCACCAGCCATCCGGATGTTATCCGAGAAGTAAAGGTTCAGAGCTTCATCTGATGCCTGCTTCTGGATAATAGAAACGAGCTGACCCAAATCTTCATACGCCTGCACCTGACAAGGGTGCATACGTGCCTGAAGTTTAGTGCGTTCATTGATACCAACCCTATCACCGATAAGGTTAATAGCAAGACGCGGGAAAGGAAGTGCAAGTGCAGCACCACCAGCGTCAACACCGTTTGCACGAATTTCCGGAGTAGTTGCTCGGTCGTAACCAAGCCACAGACCGACGGATGAATTAGAGATGTGATAGGGAATACCGAATAAGCCAGTAGGCGTTGGGCCATTCAGACCTTCCGGAACAATCACATCACCACCAACCAAGCCTGCTACTGCGGGGAGAATACGAATAATAGCTGTATTCACATCGTAGTAGACAATCTTGGACGGATTTACCGTCTTCTGAGTTGCCATTGTGGAATTGTAGAAATTCACACGCTGACCAAACCTAAGCAGACGGATTTCGTATCCATCTGTATTAAGCTTTAACTCAGTAGTTCCACCCGGACCGGCGCCGGAAGTAGAAACAACGCCGATAACTCCGTTACCAGCAGTATGACACTGATTGTCACTCTGCTTACGGAACTCTGGCATTGCTTTACTCATCAGCTCGCGGAAGGTGTTAATTACCGCTTTCTGAGTAGAATCAGTTCCCCATTCGGCTTTCTTGGTCCACTGAATACCAATCTTAAAGTGATTAGTATTAATGACACCCTTCTGCCAATCTGGGCCAGAACCAACACCTAAATCTCCACCATCCGGCTCGTAATAGCCGAAATAGCCTCCCGGACGGAGATTCATTGGGATACGCATATCGCGTTCTGAAATAACTTCGACAGGACGCTTTTCAATTTCTGTATAGAAAAGGTCGTCTAAGTCATAGAGAACAGGCACCTTCTTGGTGACTTTCTCCATTTCAGTCGCGAGAACCGACTGTGAATTAACCATTTACCTATTTCCCCTTTTTGAATGTGATTTTGCCGTCTAAGATATCTCTGTCGGTTGTCTTAGAACGGTCAATATCTTTAGCATTCAAACTATGGTGAGTTTGAGTGGATAGATTAGTCGGAACTAATCGCTTCTTTTCTTGAGGCGCTTGTCTCCGACCAGTGGCTTCCTCTATAACTTTTTTCTTGGCAATAGGTAATACAGCTCTGGCTCGTGCTAGGTACGAGGATATGATTCTAGCTTTCCAATCGCTGGTATACTTAGCCGAACTTGCTTGATTGTAGAGACTTCGAGCACTTGCCTGATATCTTGCATCAGCAGCCATGATATTGTTGACTTCGTTCTCAATGTCACGGGCGACATTCTTTCGTTTGTAACCGTCGAATTCATACTGCTCTAGTGTAGCAGAAATTTCTTTGTTGAGTTTGAATCGTAGCGATTCGATAACGCTATCATTAAATTCGCCGCGGATTCTTTCAGCGTGTTCGTCTCTCTCACGCTCAAGGCGCTCAACTTCTGGGTCTTTCTCTTTGGACTTCTTGGGGGCAGTATTAAGTTTCGGGTCATTACCAATTCCGTCACCCTCGAAGAAGAAATCATCCAAATAGAGAGCAGAGTTCATCAGGTTGTTATTACCGTTCTTCTTCGCCTGAATGTATGCCTGCTGTATAGCCCTCTTAATAGGAAGTGCAATGACTTCCGTGTATAGTTCCTTATTCTGTTCTAATAGTGCAGGTAATATGTTATGAGCGAGCTTTCCTAAAGAAGCCTTATCTGTTGCTTCAACAGCCTTAAGTAACTCAGCAGGATTACCTTCTAGGATATCCTGTTCTAACTTTCCGAAAGTATCGTTACGTTCTTTTGCAACTTCAGCTTCCTCTACTGTCGGATAGATAGTAGTATATCTCTGTTCCCTGAAGATAGTAGCTTTTAGCTCAGGGTATTTCTTGAATAACTCTGGATTTCCTTTCTTAATTGCCTGATAAAGCGAAATGTCGCCAGTTTCGCTATCATCGGAATCGTCCTCGGAATCCTCTCCAGATTCTTCATCATCAGAATCCGGCTCATCAATCTCGTCGGTTTCTTCCTCGCTGGCGGATTCATCTACTTCCTCGTTTTCTTCTTTGTCACCTTCAAAGGTTTCAACATCACCTTCGGGTTTATCATCAGCATTAAGAATGTCCATTTCGGCCGCGCCGGTAGGACGAGAAGTATCAATATTAGTTCCTGACGGAGTAGTAGTATCAGCCATTTGCTTGTTCCTTTTCCTTTGGTTTCTCTTCGCCTTCTTCTGTTTCTTCGGGGGCCGGCATCATCATCTGATGTGCTTCAAAGTGCAACATACAGTTCTGATAACCAGCGGGATTCTCTGCCTTTAGCTTCTGACCTCTTGGACTATTTAGAATTGCAGATAGAATCTGCATATGAACCATATGATTATCAATAGGTTCAGGCATAACAGATGGTTGCATCTGAATGCCAAGACTTGCAGGGTCTACTCCGGGCGGAAGTAAAGTCATCGGGTCAACGCCGGGAGGTAATTGCTGCTGTATTTCGGGCGGAATCATTGGCATTGGCTGAGCTTGACTTAACTGAATAAACTCAGAGTATTGCTTAGTTCTATCCTCCTCACCCGGAATATAAAGGTCGTGAAGTCCTACTGCCTTTTTCATCAACTGAGCATTATTAGCATCAAATAGGACGGCATTAATCTCAGGAGAGTTCATCTGCATCAGGTTAGTAACAACCTGATTGATTTGCTCCCAAGTTACTGGAAGTTGGTCACTTAATTCAGGTTCAGCTCGATTGACTTTACCAGTGTCAAGAGCCTTTTTACTAATGTTGACGTTCTTGAATCCAGAGCCTTCTTTGGCGGTGAATCTTTCATCACCTTCCATAAAAGAAATGAACTCAGAAGTGGAACGAGTAATAACATCACACCAAAACTCAGCAATAACCTTCCAAGTGATACCAAGACGTTGAAGGGCGTTGGCATTTGATTTTTTGTATTCGTAAGCAGTTCCACCTCCACCTTCAAGCGAGCCTCCATAGATTGAAGGGAAAGAACCTGTTACGAACTGTGCTCTTTGTGTAATATCTTTATTGTAAACTTCAATCTCTGAAGAGAGCGTAGCAGTCTTAGTTTGAAAGAAGCCCTCTCCAAGAGATTTACCGGGGTCGCTTCCTTTAGTTAAGGTAACTGAGCCCGGCCGCGCCATACTCTTATTATATTCGTCTAAGTCTAAGACTTCAGGCTTGACGAATGTTTCAGGAATACCGTGCTCAACAGTCTGGAGTCTTAATTCATCAATCTCTGCTTGTATATCTTGGGCTGTGGCAAGGTTAGTTCCAAGTGGTTCTCCATGTATAAAGGATGATAGAGGACTAATCGAGATTGTCCAGTGCTCATCCAACGCTTCTTTTGTAATATATTTAAGTTCATCATTAATGAAGATGCAATAACAGCCTTCGGGATAAAGAGCGAGAAGTTCGTTAATTTCTTTTTCTTTTCCGTCACCAAGAATATGAAACTGCCAAGGACGAAGCCAAAGACATTTGACTGAGGCGACGTTTTCAGGTGCGGCTCCAAAATAGTTTGTAGAGTTGCGTGCCCAATCCATCGAATCCTGATTGGTGTATGTGCCAATCTTATTGTCACGAAAAGATGACCGAACATAAGCAACGTTCTGAGAGAAGTTAAGTAAGAGGTAGCCACAATTAACTTGCTCTTTTGCATAGATGCTCACTTTAACTGAACGAGGGTCGAATACGTCGATTAGAACTCTACCTTTATTAACTTTCTCAACTCCAGTTTGAACTTCCATTTCGGCCATTACAGGCTGAGAAACTGGAGGAGCAACCTGACCACACTGGTCACAAGGAAGTGGCTCTAAAATAGGTTCAGGAGTTTGTCCATATTCATAGTCGCAAACTGGACAGGTATTAGAAAACTCAGGAATCTGAATAGTTTCAATCTTCGGCTTATGAATGATTCCGTATTTCTCGTCAGTTCTATAATAGTTATATGCGAAGATAGTGCCGTGATTGAAAAATACAGCTAAAGCCCGCATGAAAATCATTGGGGCTTTAATATGCTTCTGAATTAATGCTGAAACTTGCGAGTGTGCGTCGGCCGCTTCAATATCGAGCGGATTCTCTGCATCATCTGGAAAGAATACAACCGAAGGGACAGTTGTTGATAAAGCAGCAATAATGGCTTCAGCGTGTGCTCTATATATAGCGATAATACGAGGAGGAATATTAAGGTCGTCATCGTTTTCCAATGAATCCCAGTCGGGAATTCTCCACCCACCAAGTCCTCCTCCCATTCCAGCATCCCAGAATAAGGCAATAATGTTATTGAAATAATACTCTAATCTGGCCCATTTCTGAATCATGGCCCAGTAAACGCCTTGGTCTTCTCTTTCGCAAATCCTTAAGATTTGTAGAACTTCTCCTTGTAACTCCTCAGAGATAGGAAGATTAGGGTCTTGCTTATCTTCAAGACCTACAGGGTCAACTGGAGGATTAGGAGTAGATGGAGCTACAGTTAAGTCTTCCATTACTCAACTTCCGTTGGAGCTTCAAATTCTTTATGCACTTTATGTGCTCTTTTCGCAAGACCAGCTTGAACTTCCTTCCAAGACGGCCGCTTGAAACTCTTAAAAGGCTGCTCTACTTTATTCTCTTGCACCGCAGGTGGTTCTAAAAGTAAACTCTTAAGATAATGATTCTCAGCCTTTAATTCTTCATTCCACTTATTAGTGACGACGCATGTGGGACACTGAGAAACGGCGTCTACGAGTCGTCGAAACGCGACGAGACTTCGCCTCAAGATGTTCCAGCTTCCTATACATGCTCGTAATATCAGTTGTCTGAGAAATTGCAGCATCAACTTCCTTTAACCTTTCCATTTCAGCAGCGTCTTTGATTAGATATTCTTTTACTCCAGAGAGTAAAATTCGTAAACCATCATAAGGGTCGTCACCAGCGAATTCAGCTACGTCTTCAGTATTAACTTGGTCGTAAATGCAATCAGGGACTGTATTAATTAACTTTTGACAAGTGTTAAAGACTTGCAATTTAGGTATATTCGTTTCTGGTTCTTGTGGCTTATAAGCACTTGCGTAATTCTCATAAGCCTTAGTTCCTTTGTTTCTAAAGAGGTGGTCAGCGAATTCTGCATCATAAGGTTCTAAGTACTGTTGTATATCTGCTTTCGGCCGCCACCGTAAATATTCATGAACTAAAAGCTTACCTGCTACACGAGCCTTTTCTCCAAGAACTACTCCACACTTGAAATGATTAGCGTTACAAGCCTTCTGTAACTGAGATTGAATAGTTTGCATTTCTCCGCGTTGCTGAGTTGCCGAGTGGCATATTCTAATTCCCTTAACTTCCTGTGCGTGCTCCCCGGTCAAGTTAATGAAATCATTTATCCACTCGGCAGTCTTCTTTTCTTTCTCCGCATATTCTTGGTATACAAATGTGCGGCCTTTTGGAGATAGGGCCGCCCAACCAACCCAAGTATATGCTTTGAACCCCCAATCAATTCCGACAATCTTCGGCCACCAGTTCGGAATCTCGAATGGTTCAATAACATGTCTTGCATTATCTGGCTCATCAGAGAGCGGCTCAAGTCGCCATTCATTAAAGACCTGCCCCTGATAAGTGTACCAATCTCCGAGGAGCTTAGCTCGCTTTTCTGCTTCAGGTAATGATTCGAGCTGTTGTATATAAGTAGGATTGGCTTTAAGAATATGAGGATTATCAGTAATCCTTGCTTGGATGAATATTCTTTTCTTGCCAGTCCTAGAATCTACTAATATCTTTCCTCCGAGCCTACATGGGTCAACGAATCTCTGACGGAAATAAGTGTGACCTACGTTACCGGGGTTAGTCGCACTCCGAATAATTGCCGGCAAATCTGTTGTTCTGCTTCTTGCTCGGGACATTGAAAGGTATTCATATTGGAATCCAGTAAATGAAGTAGATTCGTCCCAAGCGATGTAATTGTACTGAGCCGTATCATATTTTCTAACGTCTTGCTCTTTATCGGCGTGTCCGAATTTAATAAGCGCACCTGATGGAAATGTCCATTGCCTTTTGGATTCGTTATAAACTCCACCGACAGAGGGATACCATTCTTTACTGCGGAGAATAATTTCGGATTCAAGTTCCGGAAATGTTCTTCGAAGAATAAGTCCTTTAAAAAGAGGATGTTCATAAAATCCATATATAAGGGGAAGAACTAAAAGTATCTCACTTTTACCACTTCCTGCTGAACCACCGTATAAACCCTCGAAGATAGTGAAAGGAAGTGCTATGAACTCTTGCTGCTTCTTAGTCGGAGTCCATTCTTTCTCAATTCCCGACGTTACTTCAATCATCGAACTGTAACGGTTACTGTCCTAACTACAGTCTGTGAGTTAGAAGAACAACTTAATGTATACGTCGTAGTGAACGTAGGAGTAATCGGAGTGTTACCAGTATTAGGAACATCGCCAACAGTTGGCTCGATTCTACAAACTCCACTTGCAGACCAACGTAACGTAGTTGACTGAGTTAATGTAATGAAAGCATTATCGGTCGTGAAAGAATTAATAACCGCTGGCGCGGGATTAGTTGGTGTAACTGGGTTATTATTCTGGCCGTCCGGACCATTTCCATTAATCCTTACCTCGCATGAGGCTGCTGTGCAGAGAGCCGCACACAATAGAATAAATAAACATTTTCGCACTTTGACTCCTTTAACTAGGGTTCAACAACAATATTGGCAGAAACTCCAGAAGGAAATCTTGCACGTAAACGATACTTACCAGCAGCGTTCTTATCTACGTAGACTAGAACTCTGTCGAGTAAAGGTGCAGGAGGAGAGCTAAGAGCGAGAGAAAGGAGAGATTGAGCGCCACCTGCTACAGCTTTTTTAGCAATAACTATTGAGGAAGCAGTTGGACAACGAATAAAAGCTGCGGCTGTGGTAGCCTCATTAGCTAGAGCTGTCCAAACCGTTCCATTTACAGAGACTTCACAAGCTACCGTAGCTGCAATTTGACAAAGAGCAGCAGGTAAAGCAAAGACTTCATTCTGTAGAATGGAAGTAGGGTCGCCTAATTGTAAAGCTCGAAGGGCCATTAGTTGGCTCCTATTAGCTTCATCATACGAGAGTTAGTAACAGGAGATAATGATTTATCTTTATTCTTATTACCTTTCTTGGTAGCTTTCCCTTTTCCGGGACCTATACCAAGTTTATATCTTTCTTCCTTCTTTTTAGTCTTGGAATCTCCAAGAGTCTCTTTTTGAAGAGCATCAACTAAAGATTTCATCGGATGGCCTCTACTTCAATGGCATCGTAATCAGATTCATCTTTCTGCTTAGAGCCATGAATGTTAATTAGAATTTTAGGAGCGAATCCTTCTCCTTTACGTCCGTCCGGAGAGAATTCGCTAACTATCGCAGCCATATTACGGGCAATAGAGGAGGCTTCCTTTGCAGTTTCTTTATCTACTTTTCTATCAACTACTTCGAGGGAGGTCATTAAAATGTCGAGGGCTTTAGTGGAGATTTCTTTCTTGATGGGCCGGGCGGCCGCATCTATATCAGAAGATAATTCTTGATTATTAACTATGTTACTTATATTAGCTTGACTCGTACCAAATGCTTTAGCAACATTTTGTTGCGAGTCTACTTGTGCAAGAGCTCCAGCTAGAACCTTCATCTCTCTTGGAAGCTCAGGTCTTTTTCCTAGACCTTCTCGCCTCTTCAATTCGAGGTTCGACTGTCCTGAGAGTCTAGCTTTAAGTTGTTCAGGTGAGATATACATGTTATTAAGATAAAGTGTTAAAATTCCCTCACGCACGCGCGATTGTCTCATACCTTTACTAGCTTGTCAAATCGGCGAAATTACTCAGTAAATTCGCTATTTTTGGGCCACACGAAGTGAGGACAATTTAGGGACTGTTCTAAACCCTTTATTCAGTTTATTTTTGGATTAATAGTTCCTTTTGATTGTAGCTTAAAAGTATATATTTGTTCATATTTGTTAGTGCTTTCACGCATCCCCTCAGGAAGGTCAGATGAGACTCTCTGCGTCGGGTATATGGGGTATGATGCTCATGTTCAAGCAAGTAGTTGTTGCTTGAATGTGATGACAGACTAATCATTCTGATTACTGTGGTGTCCTACCACTCTGTTACTGTCATCATTTGGCTACCCTTAGCCTTTCTCTCACTACCGATAGGTGTGTCGTGTCGTCCGGGGACTATTCCGGTTCCATTACACTCCTGAGAATTGAATACCTGAAACGCCAGAAGGTCACTACTTTTGGGTGTCTAAGACCGGCCTACAATCCGGTAGCTACAGAAAAGTGAAACAGTAGCAGCGCCCACTTTATGAGAACCTAGCGTAGTAAGAAAAAACTGGCCGTCTTTCTTGACGCTTGTCTGTCTCATTCAAATCAGGAGACAGAAATGGCCGAAATACTGAAGACTCTCTCAGTGGTCTTGAACAAGTTCACGTTCAAGCGCAAGAAGACCGGCGGATTGTATGACGCAATGCAATTCGCTACTCCGGTTGCCAAAAAGACCCGCAAGGGCACTCTGGTAATCAAGCAGGACGTGTCGGAATATCTCAAGCTGACGGAGCGTGAAATTGATGCGCTTCTCAAGAAGCATGAGATTGACACAAAGGTTGCGAAGATTTACGGTGCAAACCGTATCCTTCGTCAGCGTGCCGCTGGTTCTGGAATGGTGGACGATATCATTTCCAGACTGCACGAAAACAACGTGCAGATTCCCGGCGTCACAGACGGTGAAAAGATTGCATCAGGTTATCGTGCAATCGCCACCAGCATCCTCACCCTTTACCGTGACAAACAGCGTCTCGGAAAAAAGGATTGGACCATCGACAAGTGCTACTCGACTGTCGTCGACTAGTAACAAATCGTGGTTATCAATACCGATAATCACGAATCGACAGACTAGCGTCAAGATGGACGGCCAGTAGAATTGAGTGATTAGTTAGTGGCCTAGAATAGCAGGTCATTATGTTCACAGAAAACGTGCGTGTCTGGACTGTAGTATCAGCAGACCACAAACAAACTCACTCTATCTTCTTCTTTAGAGAAGATGCTGTTGCCTGTGCGAAAGAAATGGGCAACGGAACCTACGTTAACGACAGACTCGTTTGGCACAAATTCACTCCCGAAGTTAAGTAGCATCTTTCAGGCCACTTATTAATCACTCAATTCAGATTGTGGGTTCTGTTAGTGGCCTAGAAAGAATAGGTAACTATGCTTATCTGGCGTCTAATCAGAACCATCGGTATCAACAGACAGCATGAAACTGTTATTCTGTCTGGAATGTATGATACCTCTACTCCTGACGGAGATACAGAATACGAAAACTTCCGTCTAATAGCAGCGATGCTGAACGCTGTTCGTGCAAACAAATTCGAGAAAATCGAATTCGCTGTTTCTTCAGGTCACACTCTCTAACTCTCTATCAGGCCACTTATAGAATCCACAATCGGCTTCGCCTAATAAAAGAGAGGTGTAGATGTATCAGGGAATGAATGAGTATGAAATCCGCGCAATGATTTATTGGAGAGCGTGGGTTTCAATGGGACAAATGAAAGACTTGTTCTCATATCTCTTCTGGAGAGATGCGAATGAGTTTGGAAAACCATATGCACAACGGGTGCATTTGGGAATGAAAGTTAAGGACTCTTAGTCCTTTTCTTTTTTTTGTTTTTCTTATAGGTGTGTTTATTTGTAATCTGACTAAAAACACGTATAAGACGGACAAAACGTCTTAGAAAGGAGTGTTGTGAGATTAATCGGCAGGGCCGATATCACTATTTACCGAAAGGTAAACGGTGACTGGGTAGCTTCATTTGAGCATCATATCGCTACTTCTAATAGTAGACAAGATGCTTTTAACTCACTAGTCGCTATCTTGAAATCTCACAACACTTGTTTCTTTAGTGTGAGACATTTCAAGTTTGGCTCTTCGCGCAATAGAAAGGAGCGTGAATGAAGATTCAGAAACCGTGGAATGATGTTCTCGTTCCTAATCTTAAGGAAGATGAAATGGACATTCTTCCTAAGTGGTTTCGTGATTGCGTTTCAAACAATCATGAGACTGAGTTCGTTGACAATGAAATCGGTTGTGCAACATGTAACCGATTCGAGACACTTAAAAGAAAGGAGGGTAATTAATCGGCTCATAATTAGCACTTAAGCAAACCAGACTATATTAGGACACCCGATTTTTATTTGTGCCTAATTTGTGTAAGGTTTGTGTTCTATTTGTGCTCAATTTGTGCCGTTTCTAAAGCACACGAATCCCCGTAACTCGTTGAAAACAAAGGACTTACGGGTTTTTCACACTCTTACCCTCCCCCTCCCCTATCTATATATACTAATAATATATATATATAAATAAAGAGAGGAAAAGAAAGTGAGAAAAAGGTGTTGTGGTGATACCCAATGAGGACAGTATTGACAGTGACGGGGGGATAGGGTACAATAGCCCATCACCCGTAAACCGTTGCAAACACTAGGGTTACACGATTTCGGGAGCTGAGAAAAAGGCACAAAAACAACGCAAAAACAGCACAAAGACTACATAAAAACGGCATAAAGATTTAGTGGTCTGCCGTTAAAAGTAGTTGAATTGAAGAATTAGTAATTGTTTTCGACTCTCATTAATAGTGAGAATCGAAATGAGTTACTAACTCAGAAAGGAGTAAAGCATGATAAAGAAAGGCGCGTTCGTTGAATTCACTGATTTGTGGTATCAAAGTTATCCTCCTGCTAACGCGGCCGTAATCAAATACGGCATTTGCATGGAAGATACCGAACGTGAACTTAATCGGCCCGTGAAAGTAATGCGTGGAGATAAGAGTATTGAATATGCTCATTTCATTCACGCTCATTCATGGGCAGGATGGTGTCCGCCAGAACTCGAAAAACTCTTTGAGGATGATTTCCCAGAGAATGACTACGATGATTGTGAAGATTACCCAATCGAGTAGTTAGTAGTTAGTTAGTTTCTAAAGAAAGGAGGTTTAGAATGGTTAAGAAGCGAGTCGCTAAGATATTCAAGCTGAAAGATGAGTATGGATACATTAGTCCGTATCAACTCGAAAAGAGAGCCAAGTCTAAACTTCCTACCTTTAGATTCAGGAATCGATTGCATGAACTGAGAGCAATCGAAGGAGTGTATGAAAATACACGATATCCTGATTATCCAATTCACATTTCGTGTCTCTATAACGATATTCTTCGTGCTAGTGACACTCATCATTTCTATTCATGCTTTCACGCTGATAGAAGTGAGAATATCCAGCCCTTTCTACGGTGTGTTCATCCGGACTGGGCTGTAATCTTTGTTACCGACAAGTCTGGTAAATTCATGGGTAGAACTTGGTTAAGGTTCAATCGAAGAAGTCACGTTGATTGGACTAGTAAGACTGAGGAAGCCTTTGAAATCTTCAAGATGTATGGTAACAAATTGGAGGAACGTGATGTTAAGACTCTACTTGAGTATTTAATTAAGTCACGCCTCAACGCTAACATAGTTGAGGATAATGGAACTGGCCGTCAAATTCGGATAAAAGGAGGATTATCCGACGACTACTTATCATTCCTTGACTGAAGTTATGTGTCATGTTTAGAGCGATTGCTCTAATGAATAACTGAGGAACGAGGAAGAAATAAGTAAACCAAGTACTTCTAACACCCTTTTGTGTAGTAGGGGTTCATAAGGAGTCGAGGCCAAATTATTAAATTTTATTATAAAAAACTACACAGTTTGTATCGCAATCCTAGAGACCGATACAGACCATCTAATCTACGGGCCTGAGAAACCTTTAGATTGGAGTAATGTTGAAGTAACGGGTGAAAATACCCAATCTACCTTCAACATCCACATTCTTATTAGTAAGCAAGAAGGGAGGATTACATGGTCATTTCAACAGTTTGTTCAGCGGACGATTTGGAATCAACAATCGCCACTGAAAAGAGACTTGGAAAGAAGATTCTGGCAGTTGCACCGGCACAGCTGAAAAAGCTTTCCACTCGCTCACTTGAGTTCACAGTGACTCATTACGTAGTAGTCACTCAGTAGACTACGGTAGGTTTCTGATAGCTTTGTCCATAAAAGCTATCCCTTTACTTGGTTTCACTTAAAATGAGTTGAGTGAAACGAAACGAAGGAGAGTGATGGAGAAATTCAAAATCGGCCGCGATGAAAGAGGATTCTTTGTTTATGAGAACTTCGATGAAGGTGCAGTTATCTACACCGGAACTCATGAACAGTGTGAATTAGTAGTGTCTGCATTGACTACGTTTCCAGACGCTACTATCAACGAACTCAAGATGAAGTTCCCAGAACTTCGATAGTTAGTAAAGGAGAGAACATGAATCTTTCACAGCAGGACTTCATCGAAGATGAAATCGATGAGATTGATGAAGAGATTACTGACGATGAGTCAGAAGAAGATGAAGAGGATGAAGATGAGGAATAAATACGTAGACGGAATAATCACCGTCGGATTCCTCGTCATCTGCTGCATCTGTCTCTTTGTAATTGCAGCTCTTTCAGTAGAGTAATGATATTACTGAGTAGGTTGTCAACTTACTCAGTAATTACTTATTTGAAGGAGTATTCAATGAGAGAAGAGGAAGCACCTCCAGAATTCACTGAGATTGTTATGTCTTTTCTAATAATCTCTATCATTCTATTTGGAGTATTCTCAGGATTGTTTGGAAAGGGATAAATGAAAGGACTTGGAAAGATAATTAAGAGTCTTGCTTCGATACGGCCGCCGAAAGGCTCCGTTATTGTAGTAATCAACAAGCAAGACACTCACGTAACCAAAGTGAAATGAGAGTAAGAATGTTCACAATCACTATTTACGATAGTCGCTCTAAAAAGGACATCGTTCTATTCACTCTCAACAGAGCAAAGGTTGAGGAAGTCTGTAATATGCTCGTTCCTAAGATTGACGATGATGTAGTAATCAAATCACCGGGTTCTCAAGGAAAGAGTAGACTTGCAATAGAACAATTCATTGAGGAAATCAAGAAATGAAACTAAGAGCATCGCAAGTTCACGAAGTCTATCTTGCATCTAGCAAGAGTAATTACATTGCTAGAACTGAATACAAGAAAGGGTTCCGAAAGGGACTCTTTCTTGGATTTCTCTATTCCATTCTCATTGTAATTCTTATCATCGCACTTCAATGATTAAAGAATTAAGGCACTTCGAGGTCGTTTGTCAGTCTTGTAATACACACTATTACATTGACTTCAGGCTACCTCGTGGCGTCTATAATTTCAATCTCCAGAAGTATGGAAATAAGATAATCATGCGATTTGGTTCGTCTGATTGTCCTTTCTGTATTTTCGATGAGGACTTTGCCAAAGAAATGGAGGAAAAAGATAAATGAGTGCAGAAATGATTAAGAAGTTCTGGCTCTATCCGAATCTTAGACAACAGATTCCTAACATGATTGATAATGCTAGGAAAAAGTTCTTTAAGTTGCAAGATGCTACTTACAGAGCTGAGAATGACTGGCATGAAATGGAAAGAGAATACAGTCATCTCTTAGCAGTAGAAGCAAGAGAAGCTCGTGAACGGAAAATGTAAATTCTGCAATGCAGAAACGGAAGATATTTACTACATCTTCTGTGATATGCAATGTCAGGAATATCATTTCGTAGGAGTGGAGAGAAAAATGAAAAGTGAGAGGATAAATCTTCCAGAAGAACTCTATAAGAGTTGGCTGGAAGATGAAACAAACAGAGTTGATGCTCTGTCTACTGAACAAGTAGGAGAACGTATCATGGATTTGGAGAAACTAATCTTCGAATCTAAGACTCGTCTTTCTATAGCGTACCAAAGAAAGATTAAACTCCAAGGTGCTGATTGGGCAGAGAATAGTAAATCAATCTCCGCTCCAGACTTTAGAGTTAATTACGAGAAAGATCAAAGAAATAGAGAACCAAGAGTCAAACAGACTAAGGAAGAGAAAGCAGCAAAGCAAACAGAAGCAGCAGGAATTGACCCACAGAAGCTGAAAGAGCTAATTAAGCAGAAGATGCTTGAAAGAGCTAAGAAGCCAATGGTTGCTCCTGTAGTAGAAAAGAAAGAAGAAGTAGTAGAAGATAAACCTAAGTCCGCGACAGCGGTCATTCCCATTCTAATGAGTGATGATGACGATTTTGACTAAAGAAAGGAGGAAAGATGATTTGTCCGAAGTGTAATCAAGAAGTAACAATCAAGAGTCAGGTATTGAGTATTGTAACTCTTAGTTGCAATCACTCAGTTCCCAAGAGTAAACTTCCTGTAGATAGACAGGAGTATCTTGATGAAGTTGACAATCTAGTAGAAGTAATTGAGAGGAATAGAGGACTAGAGATAGTTGATTTCGCTCCTGAGATTCCTAAAGTAGTGATTCCTGAAGTAGTAGAGGAAAAACTAGGAGCGGGAGAAGTATCTCAAATTGAATTCAAGTCTATGGACGGCCGCGTTCCATACGAATTTCAGAGAGATGGAATTAAGTTCATTCGTGATTCAGGATTTAGATGCCTGATTGCTGATGAAATGGGACTTGGAAAGACTATTCAAGCTCTCGGTTCATTGAAATACAATAGAGAAGAAACTCTACCAGCGTTGTTGGTAGTTAAGTCTTCTCTAAAGCTCCAGTGGTTTAGTGAGGCAGTAAGATGGTTGGGAGTTAAAGGGTTTCTCTGTCAAGTTATTACTGATGGTAAGACAGAGCCAGTTCCCGGTATCTTTCAACTGTATATCGTTTCATATGATGTATTGAGACGGTTTACTAAGAAGAGTAAGGTAAAGACTACAACTAAGTATGGAATGGAGAAGGAAGAAGATAAGTTCGAGAATCCTTTCTATACTTTCCCGTTCAAGACTATTATTCTTGACGAAGCTCAGTCGATTAAGAACATCAAATCTACTAGAACAGGTGAGATTTTCAGGATTTGCGAGACTGTTCCTAACATTATCGCACTCTCTGGAACTCCTTTCAAGAATAACATCTTGGAATACTATCCAATCCTCCATCTACTCAGACCAGATATCTTCTATTCAGAAGAGTCATTTGAGAAGCAGCATGTTAAGTATGGTTGGATTGGTTCCTCTTATAAACCAGTTGGATTAAGAGACCCTAAGTATTTCAAAGAACTCACTGAGTCTTTCATCATCAGAAGGGAAAGGAAAGAAGTTCTTCCTCAACTTCCTGAGATTAATCGAGTGTTTCATCATGTAGACTTCGAAACAGAGAAGATGAAACGCGACTACTACTCAGCAGAAGATGAATTGATTAGGAAGTATGAGGAGAATGCAAAATCTAAATCTCCTCAAGAAATCCTTGGAATCATGGCAGTCTGTAGACATATCGTTGGATTGACAAAGGTTAAGCCAACGGTAGAGAAGATTACAGAGTTTCTATTAGAGACTGATAGAAAACTAGTAGTCTTTGCTCATCATCAAGATGTAATGGAACTAATACATCTTCTAACTACAAACTGGTGTTTGGATGGAGGACTAGAGCTACCTCTGAAATTCCATTCAGGATTAGGGGCTGAAGAAAGAAACGACATGATTACGAAGTTTCGAGAAGGTAATTCTCGAATCATGATTGCTTCTACTCTAGCCGCCGGCGAGGGACTTAATCTACAGTTCTGTAGTGACTGTATCATTGTTGAGAGACAATGGAATCCAGCTAATGAAGAACAGGCAGAAGGAAGATTCATTAGAATAGGTCAGGAACGCAATCAGGTAAACGCTATTTACATGATTGTTTCAGGAACTATCGATGAATGGTTCACTGAGATTGTAGAAGAGAAACGAAGAGCTTTCAAATCTACAATGTTAGGCAAGGAAGTTACTGAAACAGGAAGTCTCTTGCAGGAACTGATGAATGTTCTACTTAGCAAGGGCCGAAACAGAACGATTCGAGGATTCTAATGAGTGAATATCAATTCCACTGGCTATTAGCTGCATTAGGAGCAATCGTTGGTGGACAGATAGTAACTAACTATCATCTTCATCAGTTAAGGAGAAAGAAATGAGAAAAGCAAAACTCCGTAAGCAAGAGCGTAAGAAGAACCATTTGAAGAACGTAAAGATTAATCAGGCTAAGAAGGCTGCAAGAAAGGCAGAAAGAGAGAGGATTAAGTATGGTCCGCAAGATTAAGTGGAAAGGGGAGGATTTCCTCCTCGTTTCTCTTAGTAAGAATACTCTAGAAGGTGCTATCACTACTAGAGAATTATATAACAATTTCGATGAGAGTATTGCTCATCTTTATGAGGATGGAGAGATTTGTCAGCACGGCCGCGTCATAGGCAACATTAAAGAAATAGAGTTCTTAGGAGAAGAAAAATGAAGGAGATATCAATTAATCTCCATCTCATTATGAATCTCTCCAATGATGCTCATTGGCACAAGAAAGAGTGTGCAGAACCTCATTGTAACGTATCTCTATATCTTCTAAGAGAAGCAGCTAAACATATCTATCTCAGTATTCCAGAACGTGAAAAAGAAGAAGCTGAGAAGATAATTGAGGAGATGCCAGACTAATGAATCACGAATTAGCAGAGAAGAAAGCAAGTGAACTACAGTCTCTGATGGGAGTAATTAACAATCGTTTTCTGTTACTCTCCAGTGAAGATTTCAAGATGCTATCTGTTGACCCAGTTCTCTGGGCAATAGTATCTGGACAGTTACAGGACGCTTCTAAGATAGCTAGAGAAATCTCTAAACTCTGTACGTAAAAGAAAGAAAGGCCAATGACTAAGAAAAAGATTACTCGAATAGTCGAGATACATCTACATCGTTCAAAGAAGCAACCTAGTCTTTGTCACGTAGTAGCTGTACTTTTTCCGTGTACTCATCACAAGTATTTAGGAATTACCAAAACTCCTGAAGGAATGGAGGGTGATTTCCGTCGAGCTGATACAGTTAAGATTTGGAATCCCACATACTATTCGGTCAGCGACCGAGAAGGATGTTTCTCTTGTCCAAGTAACGAAGGAATGTGGCTTCATGACCTTCCTCGTTTGGATGAATTAAAAGAGATAGAAGAGGAGGTTGATTGAAAACCATCTTCGTTAGACATAAGAAAAAGAAAATACTCATCAAGAAAGATAGAACAGTCAAAGAGATTGCTTGGTTAGCAGGGATTCTAGAAGGAGAGGGTTGTTTTGATTTCGCAAACGGCCATCCCAGAATCAAAGTAAAAATGACTGACGAAGATATCGTTACTAGAGTCGCTAAACTATTTAACCGTGTTCATAACGGTGGTGCCTACAATACTAAGAGCTGGCACAAAATAGTTTACGAAACATCTTGTCGTGGTCCGTGGGCTATAGGTTGGATGCAAACCATTTACCCTTTTATGGGTAATAGAAGAAGGGAGAAGATAAGGAGTATCATATACAGATACTCAAACAGAGACATCGCCCCTGTCCTCGATTTAGGTCAGTCGAGCTTTAGTTGACAAGTGGTGACGGTTGTGATACAATGGTCTTAGTAGGGCGGGGTGTTCCCGTCCACTAATTCGGTGAAATGAGAAAAAGGTAAAAGGAAAAAGAAATGTCTATTGAACTCGTACAGATGTCGAAGAATACCCGTGGTAAGGATTCGCGCACTATTACTTTCATGGGTATCGGACGCCCAGTTGAACGTACTATTGCTCGCGAAACAGATGAAGAGGGAAAGCCTCTCGGTAAAGACGCTGCTGGTAATCAGATTACCCGCGATGAAGTAGTTACAGAGATGACTCATGTTGGAGTAGTTACTTCACTTGAAGATGCTCTGGAACTCGTTGGTGGAGATACACAGCGTTTTCTGGATGATTTTGCATTCGGATTCAATCGTGAAGCTTATCAGAACGAAGCTGATAAGGATGAATTGGACCCGTATGTTGAAGGTCTGGACCCGAAGGCTGCAAAAGCACGAAAGACTGTCATTCGTGGACTTGCAAAGACTCTCAACATGGGAGTTTTGGATGCAGCAGAGATTGTCAAGGCTGCTGCTGTCGAAGCTGCTGCGTAATAGAGCTAAAGATTGGGAGGGACAGAATATCGTCCCTCTCAATATCTTTTTTTGTTTTAGTTATAGTTAAAGTTCACGCTAATTGAAACAAATAAGGAGCAAACAGTGACTCAGAAACGTGCAGATACCTACGAAGAGTTCTTCAAAGGTTGTAACGATAACCAGCGTGCTTTAGTAGAAAGAATGCTAGGTGATGCTGGTGTTCTCGGTATTCCTGCTGAAGAAGTCAAGAAGTTAGTTGTCGAAGCAGTTAAGATTGAAGTGAAAGAAGAACTTGGTGAAAAGCATCGCGAAGAAAAGCGTGAAGATGAACGTCGTGATGCAAGACGCGATGGTGAACGTGGAGAAAAGCCTACGAATGATTTACCGGGTTCGGTGAATCGTCCAAGTCAGGGTATTCCACCTGCACAGCCAAAGAAGTAAGTAGTTAAAGTTTGATATTGAGAGAGACTGCAACTAGTTTCTCTCAATATCTTTTTCTAAAGACATAGAACCGTTGTCAACGCTTCTCGTACCCGGAATGAGTAATTGTACCAGAACCTTATACTGTCTTTACCACGGTCGATTAAAACCGTTGCAACGCTATCCTAGAGGGTAGTCTAAAGAGGACAGAGGGAGTCAGTGACAAGACGAAATAAAGGTAGAAGAAATTTCGGTACTATAAACTGCAAAGAGTGCAAGACAGAAATAGAGAAGAGGAGAAAGAATCAGGAATTCTGTAGTGACAAGTGCAGAGTTAAGTACTGGATGAAAGAACATCCAAGAGTTGTGATTACTCTACATAAGGAGAAGAAAGGAAGTTAAAGTGTACTATCAGAAGCCGACTCGCGGCGGCCGTCGTAAACTCTATTCTGGCGTAGATAAACAAGTAGAACGCAGAGTAGAACAGGATGCTATCAGATATAACTGTAGCAAATCCTTTGTTTCTAATACCATTCTCGCACGTTACTATCACATAGTCATTGAGGAGAACTATGACAGAATCAATAGACCTTCAGAAACTCGCGTACTTCGGGGCAAGAGAAAAAATCAAGTCTCTCCTAAAGGAAAAAAGAGAGATTGATTCCGATATCAATGACTTGAAGAAGTTTCTCAGGTCAGGAAAGAAACAATTTGTTAATAAGGTGGCAAAGAAGTTCAAAAAGAGGAAGATTTCAGCGGCTGCTCGAAAAATCTTCGCTCAAAATGCAGCAAAAGCAAGAGCAGCTAAGGCGGCAAAGAATGGTGATTAACGATAAGAAAGAAATCAAAGGTGACGATACAGTATTGCTTGATATCTCTGATATTAAGAGAGCCTTCAGGCGATACTTAACAGCCACAGGACTCGGAAAGAAACACCATGCTACTGAATGGTATCGTTTCTGGTACGAGTTGAAAGAGAAGGTTACTGTAGTTCCGAAGGAGAAAAATGAAATTCCCTAAAGAAGAAGGTAGCCATCATCTTATCTACAATATCTTCGATGATAAGAATGGTAATGTACACATTGGATATATTCGCCGGACCCTGAAAGGGGTCTGGCAACTCTATCTCAATGATGATTGTTCTCTTGATATCGAAGAAATGGAAGAAATCCTCAAGAAAATGAAGGACTTACAATAATGGATAAAAGAGTAGTTAGCGTTACGAAGTTTCTTATTTTCAATGAGGTAGTTAATCCTCCACCCTCTACATCCGGCCTCGCCGGGGACAATAACTACTTCATTGAGAATAAAAAAGGAGAGATTCTCGGCTATGTCAACTTCTATAAGCCGTGGAATAAGTACGTCTTTACTCCCAATATAACAATCACGACCATCTTCGATATTCAGTGTCTCCAAGCAATAACCTCTTTCATGAGAGACTTGAAAAAATGAACATCGAAAGAGTCAAGGCCGAAACAGAAAATATTAACTATCAGACAGCAGCTATGCTGACTCTAGTTAAAATCACTGATAATCTCATGAATAGTCTATGTCCTGCAGTAGTCATGTATCTTATTCATGAGATTGCAGTTCTCAAGATTATCAAAACCGTCCCTGATGAATGGGAAGATAGAAAAGAGATTCAAGACTTTCTACTTGCAAGACTTCGTAAAGAGATTCAACAGATAGAGGATGAGATTCTTCAGAAGAGGATGAATGATGATGTTTAAGATTTATTTCAAGAACTTCAATGGCGGAGAAAGTGAGAGGCATTTCGAGTTACTAGAAGAATGTTGCGTAGCATTCTTTCGTAATCTCGGCCCCTCAGTCCAGAGAATCGAACTACATGAAAAGACTGGAGAAGATTCTGAGAGATTAATCATTCAAGCCTATCGAATGGGTGAGAATGAACACTTTAAGATATCAAGAGTTTTCAACATCTTCTAATGATGAGTGTCACCTAAACACTACAAAATCGAGATTTAAGGAGTGGCCCTTGACAGAAACAAGAAAGTGTGATACAATGTCTAGGTTGAGGTCTACCCTTAAATCTCTTTATCTTGTATAAAAAGTAGAGCTATATGCCAACCGAAAAACGAGTCTTAGTAATAGACTCAACTATCCTCAATGCCCTACAGAAATGTCCTTACTATACATTTCTTTCGTTCCATAAGAATCTTCGTACCCAAATCATCGCGGAGCCTCTAGAAAGAGGTGATTTAACTCACCATATTCTAGAACACTACTATCGTTCCATTAAGGATGGAGCGAAAGTAAATGATGCGCGAGACTTTGCGGCTGATAAAGGAAGAATCAAATATCCCACTCTTCATATGGAAGTGGCAGCTTGTGAATGGATTATCCAGTCATTCTTTCTCTACGTAGAGCGTTGGAGACAGGATGGAATGAAAGTGCTTGAAGTCGAAAAGCCTTTCATGATGAAGGTTTATGAAGATTCAGAGCTAATCGTTTACTATGCTGGTAAGATTGATTTAGTGTGCGAATTGCCTATTATCGGCCGCACAGCTATGGACCACAAATCAAGAACAAGAAAGAACGACGAAACAGAACTTAACAACCAGTTCATTGGCTACGCTATCAATACAGACTCAAACGTAATCTACGTTAATGAATTCGGTTTGCAAACGTCTAAATCTCCAGAAGAAAAGTTTCGTCGGATGCCTCTCTCTTATACTGACGGAATGAAAGCTCATTGGATGAATAACATCCTGAGATATTGGATTCGTCAGTTAGACTATCATCTTCAAGAGAATGTTTGGCCCGAAGTCTGGAATCCGTGGCATTGTAAGAATTGTGTATTTGCTCCTGTTTGTAAGAGTTCTACAGAAGAAGAACGTGAACGTAAATTAAGAATGAACTATATAATCGGTGAACCGTGGGACGTTAGCGGTGCCTTAGAAGGTGAAACGAATGGTGAAAATTAAGGAGAAAACATGTCCTCCTCATAAATACAGAAGGAGGAATCTTAGTAAGGATAAAGAGAATCCATATCTAGTATTTAAGTGCATGGATTGTCCGCATTACATTAAGACGGAAATGGCAGTAGGATTAGAAGCTCGATGTTTCAAGTGTAATGGTAAGTTCTTTATAACTGCGAAGCAAGCGAGTGTAATAGCTAAACCGACTTGTCCAAACTGTGTAAGTAAGAGTGATAAAGGTAAGGCTCTTGAGGAGCAGGTAGATAACATTCTAGATACAATCTTGAAAGGTATCTAATGCTTGAGTTTCGCAAAGAGAAGAATGGGGTTTATACTATTCACGATGGAAGTATGTATATTGGAGCTATTTCTAGGAACGGCCGCCAGTATACGTTCTTAGCAGTTCCATTCTTTCCGTTTGATAAAGACAAGTTAGAACAAGTCCTAAATAGGATAAAGGAATTAGAATACGATGCCCATAACCTTGGATAAAGTGCCGATTGATAAGAACTTTCGCGCACTACTAATCGGCCCGACTGGTAGAGGAAAGACTATTGCCGCTGCTAGTTGGCCGGGAAAAACTCTTGTCATTGACTTCGACCATAGACATAAGCCAATTATTGATTGGTTTCCTGATAGACTCGGAGAGATTTCAGTAGAGGTTATCTACCCAAGTAATTATTGGGATGTATTCAAACCTCTCGTAGATAGTCTCGAATCAGGTAAGTTGAAGTTCGATAACGTAGTAGTCGATGGAATTACTACACTCTCTAACACAACCGTAGTCATGCAAATGATTGCGAAAGGTCAAGGACCAGAAAAGGGAAAGATTACTAAAGGTGGAGTAGCAGTTCCGTCTTGGGACGAATTCAATGGAGAGGCTATGTTAATCACACAGCTTCTTGAAACATTGAAGTCCATTAGATGTAACTTGTTCGTTACAGCTCACCCAGTCTCTAAAACTCGAATCGAAGGTACTAAATCAATCAAAGAAACCTCAATCATTTCATTCGGGACAAAACTCGGCCCGATGATTCCGGCTTACTTTGACGAAGTTTATGCCTTCGATTACGAGTTCGATATCAACGCTGGTAAACCAGTCAAGAGATTAGTCTTTACTTCACCCACTTCAGACTATCCTGATGTAAAGACTGCGTTAAAGGGACTTCCTCCAAAGCTGGACATTACCGGAAAGAATCTTTACGACGTAATGAAGGAGTATTTGTGAGATACTTCTGTTGGTTCTGTAAGAAGTCAGTTACTTCGGAATTACCAGATGATTCTGTTATTCGTGCAATTCTGGTCTGTCCAGAATGTATAGAACAGAAGAAAATCACAATCCCTGAGGAGGGATAATGTTCACTACATTTATCGGTGTGATTCTCGCGTTGGCTTTAGTTGGGCTAGTTATCTATCTAATCGAAACCTACATTCCCGGAGCTGCTGAGTTTAAGGTAGTAATCCGGGTGGTAGTGATTGTCATGTTAATCATTTGGATTGTTTACTACTTCGGTCCAAAGATTGACTCGATGCTTACGAGGTAAAGATGAACCTTGAAGAACAGGGAATTGTATCCACGATTGAGGAAGCTAATAGGAGATTTAACGAGCTTCTATTATTGGACCCAGAGACAGGTATGCCTCCAAAGCAAATTTGTTATGGGATTCATTTTCCTCAAGATACTAATAAGCAATTAATCCAGACTATTTGTGATACTTTTAAGCATAGTTATCAGTTCTACTCAGTAGATGGCTTAACAGTATTCGATATGAGGGATAAGGGTGCCACTGTTGGATACATGGTTTACCTGTTTAAGAAAAGTTTACTCTGATTGCTTAACCAGTTAGTCCCTGTCTGGGTAATTAGAGTGAAAATGGATTCCTACGAATACACTCGGAATAAGTAGGTCGTGACAAGCACGAGGCCCGTCCATCGAGTTCTTTTTGAGATTTACTCTTAGTAGGGTTCTAACTGAACAGAGTAAATAGTCAGACGGATACTGACTTAAAACAAAGCAACGTCTTAATTTGTGGTGACTCGACGTTAAATAGTAACCACCGTGACTCATAATGTTGGATACGATAATACCAACAGGTTTATCAGATACCTATGAGTGAAATTACTGATACGTGTCTTTGCGGCGTTGGGTTCTCACGTAAAATGAACTCACCACAATTTGGGTGTATTCACCCAAGATTGGTAGCTGTGCCGAAAGGGAGCGAACTACCAAACAATAGTTTCCTAGCCGGTTCTATGAATCAAAAACCGGTCTCTTTAACTAGGAGAGATAAAAATGATTACCGAATCTGATTTAGATGTATGGTTCTCTTATCACGCACCAACCGAGGACCAAAAAGCTCGATATGTAGAGATTCGTGCTGCTGCAAAGAGTTTAGCTCAGTGTATCTTAGCTAATACTCCGAATAGTGCAGACCAATCAGCAGCTATTCGTAAAGTCCGCGAAGCTGTAATGACTGCTAATGCAGCAATCGCTTGCGGAGAGTAAGATGAAAGTCTACATAGCAACCTCTTTTCACGATAAAGAATACGTCAAGCAAGTAGCTATGATTCTTGACGAAGCAGGACATACCATTACTTATCCGTGGTGGTATTCCAAAGAAGCTACAACTCAGGAGGCTGAGAAAGACCTTCAAGCTATTGAGGATTGTAATATAGTTCTTGGTTTGTTCGAGAAGCCCTATATCTACAAAGGCTCAATCTTCGAGTTAGGAATTGCCTACGCAATTCATAGGCCGATTCTTATTATTGGTAACGAGTTAGATAGCATGGTCTTTATGCTTCTTCCCGGAGTTACCAAAGTAAAGAATCTCAAGCAAGCTCTCAAAGTTATGAAAGACAAGATTAAGCAGGATGAGCCTGTTTAATAACCGTAAACGAAGAAAAAGAAACGAAAAGAGACAAAAGATGAAGTGGAATGTTTCGCCAAGTGATGTTTCCCGTGGTAAGCTCATCCAGAAACCGGGTTGGTATACTCTGGAGATTGCTTCCTACAATGAAGAGCAGGCCAAGAAGGGTGACTCTACAAATGCTGTGTTTGATTTCCGGGTAATTAGTGACGAACCGGGAGCCAACGGCATTGAAATCCGGGTTTGGTTCAACGAAAAAGCTCCCGGTGTTGCAGTTCCTTTCATGGTTGCTCTCGGTGCTGAGGAAAGAGAAGATGGTTCTCTCTCAGTTGAATTCGGGAAGCATCTTGTAGGCAAGCGTGTTCAGGGCTTTATCAAGCGTGGCGAATGGGATGGAAAGCCCAAGAACGAAATCGCTGAATACGCTCCCCTGAGCTAGAAACAATCTGGTTGGTCTTGGTAGTCCTCGGCCATTAAATGCTAGAAAGAGGTACTAGCAGCCAGAACTAAATGGATGCCTACTGAATATACTCGGAATAAGTAGGGGCTTTTAACAGGGCTGGGAAGTCCATCGAGCTTTTTATCCGGGGTTGGTGAAATAGGTAGACACGAGAGACTTAAAATCTCTTTCTCTCAGGAGAGTGTGGGTTCGACTCCCTCACCCCGGACTTGGTAGGGAAAGTCGGAAGTAAACTTGTTAGAAACAACAGGCTGATTAATAGGGAGACAACAATGAGAAACAGTTTTGAGACGCTCGAATATGTCCCGTACATCATGGTAGATGCAGGTGACGAAATCGTTGACGATGAAGATGACGACGATGACGATGACGAAAACACCGACGACGATGATGACGATGATGACGACGAAGATTCCGACGAAGATGAAGAAAAGAAAGACGACAAGTAATTAATCCGGGGGAGTAGGTAGAAAGTTTATCTATCTACTCCCCATTCCTTATGGAAAAAATAGAGCATTGGACTAAGGAAGTCTTAGATACTGAGGAACTCTGGTATAAGTACGAAAAGCCCTCAGTACGTAAACTTGCTAAGGTTATAGGTAAGTCTAAGTCTTGGGTAGATAAGTCTCTTAGATTAGCTATAGCCTTACGCATTAATCCTAAATTAAGAGAGCATAGAACAAGGCATACAGCCTATCGTTTCGCGTTAAAGAAAAGGAAGTTAAATAAATGAACATATCAGTTCTTACTAATCCACGAGGCGCTAATTACCGTCAGCTGAACTCGTTGAAAAAGCTCATTTCTGAACTAAAGGATGGAGAAGTTGAGATTGGAACATTCGCGCATACGGGAGACAAACAGAACCAATCGATACACTCTGTTGGAAAGGCGGCCGGGTTTAGTATCGTTATTCATCCTACTAAGTCTCCTGATATTTCTGATGGCCGCGTGCTACCTTCTGTTTCAAATACTGAAAGGAATCGCGCTCTCGTAGACAACGCGGAAGTAGTAATTGCAATTCCAATGGTAGTCTTTGAGTATGAGGATAGCCCTCTATTCAAGACGGTGAATTACGCTATCTCTAGAGCTAAAGAAGTATACCTTCTCTCTCCGAGAGGGAATGTATATCAGGTCTGGTCTACTAAAGATTCTATCTAATAGAGTGAATTCAAGTGGATTACTGCCCCGGAACAGGGAATCTCCGTTCAAAAATCATGTTGATTGGCGATTGGGCCGGTCAATCTGAGATTAATCAAAAAGAATCTCTAGTAGGTGCTACTGGAGAGATTCTAGATAGAGTTTTCTCTGAAATAGGACAACCAGATTATCGTACTGAATTCTATTTCAGTAATGTCTACAAATATCATCCCGGTAATATCTACGGAGCATTAGATAAGAATGTATTAGCAGACTCTACCCGTAAGCTCTGGGCAGAGATACAAGAGGTAAATCCAAATGTAATAGTTACGTTAGGAGAACTTCCCCTAAACGTAGTATGCGGTGTAAAAAAGGTAATGACCTATCGTGGTACGGTATTACCTAACGATAAATTTGGCTATCTTCCTAAAGTAATTCCTACCATACATCCTTTGCATCTGGCAATGCCTACTAAGGCAAGCGGAGATTACTTCGAGACAAAGAAGCTATACAATGGAATATGGAGAACTATCCTTCAATTAGATTTAGCTAAAGCACTAGAAGAAGCCAAGACTAGAGAGTTCCATCCACCTGACAGATTACTAAGAGTTGCAACTAGTTCGTTAGATGTAATTAGGTTCTTTAGAGAAAACAAAGGAAGGACACCGTATGCTGACGTGGAAACTTATAGGAGTACTCTTTGTAGCTGTCTTGGCATTAGTTTTGATAAATACGAAGGACTCTCAATCCCCCTCTTCCAAAAAGTAGGAGATATAAAGCTATGCGGAATACCACACTCAGACCTCGCAAGAATATGGCAAGAAATACAAGAGCTATTCAATCGAGTAAAGATAGCCGGCCAAAACCTGAAGTTCGACCAAGCAAAATTGGAACTATTAGGTTTCCGAATGGCAGTACTTTCAGATGTTATGTTGAAGGCACACACAGTCAATTCAGAGCTGCCTGCCTTCAGTCTAAGTTTTTTGTCATCCATCTGGACAAAGGAACCATACTACAAAGACGAGGGAAAGGAATTCAATCCAGCGAAACACGACATACGGCGATTATTTTTATATAACGCTAAAGACTGCGTTGTAACTGCCGAGATTGACGAAGCTCTTGAGCTTGAATTGAGGGAGCTTAGTGATGAATACCATACTGATTTAGTAGGGTTCTATTACAACTATGTAGTTCCTCAGCATCAATTCTATTTTGACCTTGAAAAGGTCGGATTCAATATAGATGATGGAATGAGGAATTATCTAGTTATGAAGTATGAGACTTGGAGAGATATTCTTCAAGTAAAGTTAGACACGGCCGCCCAGCGCAATATAAACATTAATTCTCCTAAGCAAGTAAACGAGTTTCTCTACGGAACCCTTAGATTACCTCCTTCTTACAATAAAAAGGGAAAGCTAAAGGGTGATGAGGATGCTATTGCCCAATTATTAAAGAATCGAGTTCGTAATGAGTCAAAAAGAGAAATCCTCAACTCTATCCTCGAATTTAGAAGAGTTAGTAAAACCCTTTCTACCTACTTGCTTTGTAAAAGAGATTACGACGGAAGGATACGTAGTCAATATCGAATTATTGGTACGGAGACAGGACGTTCCAGCACTTCTATCCTTAGTGAACCAGTCAGGCCAGAAGACATTGGTCTTGCGTTTCAAACAATTACAAAACACGGAGACATTGGAAATGACGTCCGCTCTTATCTTGTCCCCAGACCCGGATACGATTTAGTTAACGTAGATTTAGGTCAAGCAGAAGCGAGGGTAGTCTGTGTCCTCTGTAAAGATTGGGTCTTATTGGACGCTTTTGATTCGATTGACATTCATCGCAGGACTGCTTGGCTTGCTTTGGTATCTGGCATTCTTGACTTAAGTAAGGGAAAGCATGAATCTGATGCTTTAGGTAAGGATTCAGCAGAGCGATTTATAGGTAAAAAGACTCGTCACGCTGGAAACTATAACATGAAATGGCGAGAGTTTATGTCTAACGTCATTTCTGATTGTAGAAGGTTCGGAATAGATTTCACAATATCAAGGTTCCTAGCTGAAAAGATATTAGAGCGATTCCATGCAGCTTCACCTAAGATTAGGGAAGTATTCCATGCTGAAATTAAGGACGCTATTGATACGAGTCGCGCTCTGGTTACTCCGTATGGCCGTCTCAGGAGATTTTACGATAGGGCTTCAGATAGATTGTATGGAGAAGCATTTGCTGACATACCGCAAGATACTGTTAAGCAAAGACTTACTAGAGCTGGATTTAAGATTAAGCAAGAGGCGCCCTCCGTATTATTCTGTGGGGAAGCTCATGATTCTCTTACGATGCAAATACCGCGTGGAGAAGTAGTTGGGATTTGTAGGGAAGTAATAAGGCCCGCTCTAATGGAGCCTATTGACTTCAATAACTGCACGTTGAAACGGGACTTCAAGTTAGTTATTCCATGTGATTTTGAGCATGGAGATAACTATAAAGATTTGGTCAAATTGGATGTCATGGATAAATCTGCTGCATGAAGCAACCTTGGATGCAGAAACACCAAGGTCATTTATTCTATGGAGTGGTATATGTTCAATTTCCGCGGTAGTTAGCCCAAACGTCTGGTTAAATAAGGCCGGAAAGTATCATTTATCTCCTAATATCTACTGCTTACTAGTAGCTAAAAGTGGATTAGGCAAGAGTTTGCCTATTTCTATGGCTAAGAAACTAGTAACAATGGTAGGTAATACTCGCGTAATCTCTGGAAGAAGCACTATTCAGAAGATTATCATGGACTTGAGTAAGAGTGAAACCGATGAAAAAACAGGAATTGCCAGATTCAAAGATGCTAGAGGGTTTATTGTCTCGGGTGAGTTTTCTGTATCAATGCAATCCGACACCGATTTATTCACAATCCTCACAGATATTTATGATACTCACGCAAACGCTGACGGTTGGGTTAATTCTACTAAAGCAGGAGGAGCAGAGTACCTCAAAGCCCCTTGCGTCACTTTATTTTCAGGAAGTAGTCCCGAACACTTTGAGGAGTTTGTTCCAAAAGTCAATATTGCTGGAGGATTTATCGGACGAACTCTTCTTATATATGAAGAAAAACGATGGAGATTGAATCCTCTTGTAGATGAGGATATGGCCGATATTGACTTTGTTAAATTATCTTGTCATCTTAAAAAATTAAAGGATTTATCAGGTGGATTTAAGTGGACTCCTACAGCAAAGAAGGTTTATATAGATTGGTATGAAGATTTTAGACCTCGTGACCATGATGATAAAACAGGAACAGCAGAGAGATTTCCTGACCATATCTTAAAAGTAGCTATGTGCCTGAGTTTAAGTAAGGGAGTAGAGCTAATCTTACGAGAAGAGGACATTTCTGAGGCACTTAAATTATGCATGAAATTAAGGCACTCTGTTAAGGTATTAACTTCGAGTTCTGGTAAGTCTAATACGGCCGCCCAGACTCGCGCTGCATTAGAATTAATCTTAAAGTCACCTGAAGGGAAGATTTCTAGAGAATACCTGCTACAGAGAGGATTTGGAGACTTCAATTCTACTGAATTAGACCAGATTGTAGAGACTCTAATTCAGTCAGGCTTTATACAACAGACCGGAACTAAAGTAATTGTTTATTCAATTAGTGAACGTGGTAAACAGATATGGGAACAAGCTAAGGAGAAGTCATGATTCATCGTAGAAACTTCCTGAGACTCTTGGCGGCCGGATTGGTAGGCCATACTCTCGATATTGATAAACTCCTATGGGTTCCGGGAGCTAAGACTTTCTTTCTTCCTTCTGCTAGACAGTTACTTCTTCATGATATTATAACTGATGAAGTAGGCAAATACTATAGTCAATTAGACGGCAGTCTATTTGATAGAGATGAGGTATTTTATCATCAACTAATGCGTCGTGGAACAGAAGTAATCTCAGTAAGAGAAATGCGAATTCCGTTGAAAGTTAGAGGTGACAAGTGATTGGACAAGTGTCAAGAATTTTTCCGGGTAAAGGCTATGGATTTATTAAGACCGAAGAAAATGATGAGTTCTTCTTCCATATGAGCGCATTGAGAGGTATAGATTGGGATAAACTAGTTGAACTCTGTAACAACAAAGAGGGGCCAATAGTGTACTTCAAAGAAATGAAGCACAATAGAGGCCCCAGAGCGATTAACGTAGAGTTAGTTCCTAACGGTTAAATATGGGTTTTGCGAAATCGAGAATATCCTCTCTAAAAGTCTGTTTACGCTTCTTATCGTAACCAGTCAAACCCATTACATCTTCACCGAATGTAGAGCGTTTTCTATCTTTGTTATACACATTCAGTCCGGTAAACGATGGAAGTAAGAAGAGTAACCTCTTGAAATCTGGGTCGCTACTACTAAGGTCTTTCACAGCATCGATGAAGTTTTCTGCAAACATTGGAAGCATCGAGTTAATAGCTTCAGCAGGAATATTATACGGCTTACCTGTATAAGGATTCTCCTGCCTTACTAATTTAGCTATGAAGGCTGCCTTTGGACTGGCTTTATTCTCAAAGAAAGAGCCAATCAATTCAGTAGCAGATTGACCAAATTCACTACTATAAAGGTGATGAGTTTTACCCTTAGTATCCACAACCCTACCTGTAGCTAGTCTATATGCTAAGGTAATTGCAGAACCCATACCTGACGTAGTATCTATGATTTGGTCTTCAAACTCTACTTTACCAAAGTTTGAGGCGGCTAGGTCATAAGTAGGCTTTCCTCCTAATTGTCTCAATCCTTCCATTAAAGCAACAGAAGATACCATCCAAGTAGCTAGACTTCTTGCCCTCTGTTTTTGAGCAAATCTCTTTTCTTTAGCCCACTCTGATGGCATGAATAACTTACCGTAGTTAAACTTCTGAGCTGTAAGTCTTGGAGACCAAACTCCTAAACGTATGGTTTCTTCAGCCTTAACAAGACCCTCAGTTAATGAACCATGACCTGCCATTTCATTAACAATAGCACCAATACTCTTAGCTACTTTCGGGTCTGCTAGATTATCTCCTCGTTTAATAGCAGCCTTAGCCAAAATCTCTGCATTCCTAAACTTAATGTCATTTAAGAGCGCAAGAGCACCTCTATGAAATGGAAGAACTAAAGGAGACTTCTCTAATGTAGGATTACCATAGACCTTATTATTCTTTCTTCTTCTACCCGGTCTAAATTGGTCTAATCCTAGCAATTCTAAGTCACCAATATGGACACCCATATCTTCAGTGATAATACTCCACCAAGGACTATCATATCTAGCCTTTTGCTGCCTATCAAACTCAGCTTGGTCAAACATAGCCTTTAGTGTCTTTAGGCGGGACTTATAGAATGAGGCATGGCCCATAGAACCACGCCCCTGATTAAAGGCAAAGGACATATCTCCAGTTGCTTTAGCTATATCCATTGACCTCCAAGTCCACTTAGTTAATTGGGCTAGAGTCTTATTGACAAACCCTTTAATCGGTGGTGCAAGCTCTGCTCCATACTGTTGAATATGCTCCCAAGGAATACCTGAGTACATATTCATTATCTCTTTTCGATACTGCTCAGGGAACAGATTAGATAGTAGATTCCTAGGTTCAGGAGCGATATACTTTCCTGCATTTAAGTCTCGAATAGCTATTCCTGCTCTAATAGCTTTATTCTCATCCCGACCCGGACCTGTATTGTAATGCTTATCTGCTAAATCAATAAGCTGGTCAATCAGAGTTTGAGACATCTTTAGAGGCTTAAATGTAGGTGGAGCTTCAGCAGCACCTTTCATTATATTCAATTTTGCAAGAAGACCAGCTTCTCCAGTAGCCTCTACATTGTGCATTTCAGCTAATTTATCAGCTCTCCATTCTCTTATACGAATCTCTCTAAGAGCTTCAGCAGACATATTATCTCTAAGTCTCTGCATGAACTGTCCGAGAGGCTGTTTCTTATATTCCTCACTAATTGGAACCTTACTTATTACTTCTCTTTCACCAACAACCTTTCCAGCTTCTTTCTCAGCACTGAATCTCTTAGATAAATCGTTGAATATCTCTTTACCCTTGCTACCTAATCTATTAAGAATAGGCTCAAGAGGTTTAAGGTCGAATTGCTCTGCTACTGGAACTTCTGGCGCTCTTGTAGGAGCAACTCTTTCTGAAGTTTCAACATTAGGAACAACAGTAAACTGTGCATCCCCACCTCTAAGCTTAGTATAAGCAGCAGCCTTTGCTTCAGCTTCTTCTAAAGTATTCTTTCCTGAGATTGGCACTCCATCATCATCAATTACATGATATGCTGCCTTCTTCAATTCATCTAAGAGTTTCCTGCCTTTTTCAGACTTAGCAAGTTTCTCATAGAAGTCTTGTAAACCACCGAAACCACTACCTATGGTTGTTCCGCCTTCGGCTTTCTTACCTTGAGTAAACTTTCTTTCTCCCTTATCAAAGGGACCACCACCGTCTTTAATACCCTCAAAAAGTTCTTGTAATCTAATGATATTCTCTACTGTAGGTGATTCCTTTAATTCATCTGCAAGTCCATCAAGCTGAGAGACAACTCTCTTCATTTCAGCTAATTGACCGGGAACTGTATTGTAAGGATTCTTTTCAGCCCAACTTACAACACTCCTCAAATCTCGAACAATAGAATCTGCTCTTTGTGATGTAATTGCCTCTAAGAAATCCTTAGGAACATGGCCTGTATTGTGGAAATCATCACCAGTTAGGGTTCTGCCAATCTTATAACCGGCTTGTCTAACCGCAGTTCTAGCACCTTCACCTACTGGCCCCTTAGTTAAGTCAAAGACAGAATCGAGATTAGCTTCATCTACTGATTTTCTGTTCTTTGTAACTGTATCTCTAGCCTTTTCATAGAGGTCTTGTAGGTTGAACATACCTACATTAGTCCCCTTCTTTTGAGGACCGCTATAGCCATCCTTCTTTCTTATAACTTCTGGGCCATGTTTACCCTTTTGAACTATAAGCTCTTCACCATAATAGAGTTGTTTTGCATTTGGAAATTCGTCTCCTACCTTAAAGAATTGCTCAACAGTTGGAAAGTCTCCCCAAGTTAACTCACCTCTTTCCATTCTAAAATGAGCAGCTCCACGAGCATGAACCTCA